AGATTTTTATTTTCTTCAGTCATTTGTATTACCTCTATTGGTTTAAATAATTATTAAAAGGCCCTCTAGTGGATAGAAGGCCTTAAATAATTACTCTGGATCGTGCTTGCTAACTAATAATTGATCTACAACCCATGCAGCATTTTCGTATTCTGCCGCAAGGCTTGAATTGATCTCTTCATTTTCAGAAGGATTTACAAGGGCATGTTTCCAAGGCTCCATGTTTCTCAGCATTGATAGCGTTGTCATTTCATATGTACTGAGGTCTTCCCCGCGAAATTCTTTAACCCACATGCGGAGGCCCTCTGAAAATTCTCGAACTATTGCGCGTCGATGATTGCGCCGCAAACGGTTTTCCTCAGGATCAAAACCGGTTAATTTTATTTGTGCTAGATTTTTATTTTCTTCAGTCATTTGTATTACCTCTATTGGTTTAAATAATTATTAAAAGGCCCTCTAGTGGATAGAAGGCCTTAAATAACTACTTCGGCGAATTATTCCAGTCAGTTACGCATTCGAGGCCTAAATCCACATCAACGATATATATGGGGTCATCAACCCATGCCAATAGATCGGGATGGCTTCCCGCGCATTCGTCACAAAAACGACTAGCAGCGCGGAAGCTGGGAAAGGTTAAAAGAAGTCGGCTTCGCGGATTTATGGGGTCTTGCTTTTCAGCTACTACGACGTTATATGGTTTCATTTGCATTACCTCTATTGGTTAGTTGTTTGTGTACAGCACGATTAGACCACATTCAACGCGTAAAAGTAAAGTTATCCTTACCATATATATATAGAGAGATAAGCAGCCATAGCGGCAATAGGTAGGGTATAGATAGGGAATAGGTCGGGAATAGGTCGGGGATGTATGCAACGGCCCGTGCTTATATAAATGAATTAAGTCAATAGGTCAGCTTGTCAACCGCATTTGAGCCAATGGCAAGAACTAGGGTCATTTTGGATGGATCGAGGGTTAGCAGGAGCCTAAACCATTGAATATAAAGGCTAGAATGCCTTATAGCTTAGAAGGCTCTGGAGGATTTCAAGCCTTAAAAACCGAATTTTGAGTCCCGTTCATTTCGGACGAAGTTGCATACGACACCCCTCCTACAGAGAAAAAAACAAAACAATGTTAACCCCTTATCACAGGGGTAGGGGAAAGGGCCGCACAGGGGCAATAAGGCGGTCTGGGGCAAACAAATTAAAGCTATACCAGGTTACCGTAATAAAGTTATACCAGGTTTTGAGTTAAAGCCTGTACAGGGAGGAGTTGAATCGATGGGATCGATTTTATTGATGTTGTTTTTGTTGTTATCCGGCTGTGCGCCGTTTGTCGAATATGAACATTATTCTGACCCTTTTATTCCAAATGACGGGGTCGATCTTATTTGTGGTGGTGGCATGGTTGAGCATGAGCATGTGGATGTGAGTCTGGCAATGTGTCAGGAATTTTTAAAGGACACGCGGCGATATTCGCAACGTGGTGGTCTTGTCAAAGTTAATGTGAGGGTTCATGGATGATATCCATATCCAAGGAAGGATTTCCCGTTAGGGAATAGGGGAGGACTCAAGTCGTGTCCCCTCCCCACGGCTCCTCCCCGATTTTTACATGAGCGAAATTCGTTTTGATTATGTTCCGCAGCCGAGGCAGAAGGTGTTTCATTCTGCAGCTGCGAGACAGATACTTTATGGTGGTGCAGCCGGTGGCGGTAAGTCTGCGGCTCTCAGGTGGGATGCAATTGATTTCTGCCTGAATTGCCCTGGTTTAACGGCGGTAATATTCCGGCGTACCCAGCCACAGCTGCTCCGCAACCATATTATGGAGGTTAAGCGTGAGCTACCTTCAGCAGTGGGCATCTATAACGAGACCCACAAGCACTTCCAGTTTAACAATGGCTCCATACTGATTTTCAAATCACTGGAATATGACCGTGACTGCGAAGACATTCAGGGCTGGGAATTACATGCAGCCTATGTGGATGAAGCGGGGCAGTTAACCCCGTACATGCTGGATTACATTATCTCCCGTGTGCGGCTTGGTAAATACAACAAGAGCATGCAGGCATGGGGTAAGGAGCTTGATAACTACAAGGCAAGATTACCCAGGTACTGCCTGTCAGCAAATCCTGGTGGCATCTCGCATCACTACCTGAAGCAGAAGTTCATTGACCCAGCACCACCCGAAACGCTTTTCCACGATGTTACCCTCAAAAATCCGGATGATCCGGAAGATGCTGGCTGGAGTACGCTCTACATTCCAGCGAGTATGCGGGATAACGCCTATCTTGACGCTGGATATTCGGCGCAATTCGGAAACCTACCTGACCACCAGCAACGGCAACTCAGAGATGGTGATTGGAATGTTGTGCCAGGAGCATTCTTTGATTGTTTTGATGGGCGCAAACACATTTGCAAACCGTTTAAGATTCCGCCTCATTGGACCCGATTCCGTTCAGCCGATTGGGGCCACGCTACTCCATTCAGTGTCGGATGGTGGGCGGTTTCTGATGGAGAACCCGTTACTGATGTCACTGGAGACTCTAGACGATTTCCAGACGGTGCATTAATTCGTTATCGGGAATGGTACGGCTGCAGTTTTAAAAACGGCATCGCACAGGCTAATAAGGGGTTGCGGTTAAGCGGCACTGAGGTGGCTGAAGGGATGTTGCAGCGACAGGCCGATGATGAGGTTATTAATTATTCAGTGGCTGACCCTTCCATGTGGCGCAGCGATGGCGGTCCCTCGCAGGCTGAAAGGGCGCTCCAAAGCGGCGTTATTTTCCGTAAAGCGGATAACCAGAGGGAGCTTGGCTGGCAGGAAATGTACCGGCGGATGAAAGACGGTTATTTATACGTTTTTGATAACTGCCATGACTTTATACGGACTATTCCGGCGATTCAGGGAGATGAAAAGAGGCCAGAAGACATTACCCAGACTAACAGGGGTGGTGAGGATCATATTGCGGATGAGACACGTTATGCGTGTATGTCCAGACCAATGATTCGCCGCAAGAAAAAACCTGTTGATATGCGGATTCTGACCAAGGCGCTCACTTTTGATGATTGCATGCAGAGCCTGAGCAACAAAAAACAGAAAAGGATAAGGATTTAATGCAGGAAGCAATGCAGCAGTTGTTAGTCCGGCAATTGCAAAACCAGCCGTCACTAAAGGAAAGGCTGGCTAATAGCGTTGAGGTAATGTCGGAACCTGCTTCAAGGGCATATTTCGACAAGGGCAGGGATGATCAGAGGTGGGGCGAAACTGTATCCGGCGATAATTATCAAACCCATGCCAAGCCAAAGGTCTATCTCAACACCGCCAAATGGGAAGCCAATAAAGCCGGTGAGGGTTGGCGTGATAAAGCGATTCTTGGCGAAACCATTCATCAACTAAAAAACATTGAGCCGCAGATGTATACAAGGCTTGAGGATGCTGCGTTAGAGCATCAGCCGTATGTGGACAATGCAAAAAATGCTTTTTTTGAGGGGGCCAGAAAAAAACAGACCCAGTGGGATGGGTCACTGGCTGAGCTAAAGAAATTTATGGATAACCCTGACTTTGTCAATAGTCCTGTTTTTAAAGAATGGCACCGAAGGTCACGTTTCGATCAGGTTCTAGGGGGGTATTTACAGGGCGGTGATCCGGCAATTCCCACAATGCGTGGTGATTTTGAGGGTGGCTGGAACAAGGACTCTAGGAATTCAGAAATGTTTGCTTCCGATAAATTTGGTAACGAATTAAAAAGGCTGGCAGCAGCCTTGGGGCTTTAAATGAGCGAATTTTGGACAAAACAGCTTGAAAAGGCGGGTACTGAGGAGAGGGAGTGGCGCACACAAGCAGAAAAGGTAGTCAGACGCTACAGGGATGACCGTGAGCAGCATCTACAGGACAAGCATAAGTTTAATATCCTGTGGTCATCCACTGAGACCCTGCGTCCGGCACTCATTAGTGCGGTTCCAAGGCCAGAAGTTCGCCAACGGTATCGAAAAAATGATCCTGTGGCCCGTATGGCGGCAAAGGTGCTGGAACGGGCAATTGAATTCTCGCTCGATAACTATGATTTCGTAAAATACGGCAAG